ATGTCGTCGGCGCTTACGTTCCTACAAAAGAAATGGGAGGAGGAAGTGGTCTCAAGTATTCCGCCTCTACAATCGTTTATCTTGGAAAGAAAAAAGAAAAAGATGGAACGACTCTCGTCGGAAACATTATCAAATGCGAGGCTAAGAAGTCTCGTCTGACCCGAGAAGGGTCGAAGGTAGAGACACGTCTCTTCTTTGATGAGCGTGGTCTAGAACGCTACTACGGTATGCTAGAGTTGGGAGAACGTGCTGGTCTGTGGGCGAACCGTGCTGGTCGCTACGAAGTCAATGGCAAGAAAGTCTATGGCAAACAGATCCTCGCCAACCCAGATGAATACTTCACCCCTGAAGTCCTAGACATCTTGGACAAGCAAGCACAAAAGGAATTTTTATACGGAGCAGCAGACGATGACGGAGAAGATTGAAACTACTATTCTTAGAAACCTTCTCCACAGTGAAGAGTTCTATCGTAAAGTAGTTCCTTTTCTCAAGGCAGAATACTTTGAAGATGTGGCAGAGAAGATCGTCTACGAAGAGATTGACGACTTCTCTGGCAAGTATGACAAGATGCCTACGTCTGAAGTTCTAATCTTACAACTGCAGAATCGAAATGACATTACTGAAGAGACTTATCAGAATGCTGTTGAGAAGATCAAAGCGTTTAGTGATGAGTATGTTGACCCTGCGTGGCTCACAGACCAGACAGAGAAGTGGTGCCAAGACAGAGCAATCTACAACGCCCTACTACTATCGATCAAAGTCGCAGATGGCGGCGATCAGAAACTATCAAAAGATGCGATTCCAAGCATACTCCAAGAAGCCTTGGCAGTATCGTTCGACGAAAATGTAGGTCACGACTATGTTGGCAATGTAACCGATCGCTATGAGTTCTACCACAAAGATGAAGAGAAGATTCCTTTCGACCTTGAGAAGTTCAACACGATCACGAAAGGGGGTCTACCCAATAAGACGCTTAATATTGCTCTGGCTGGAACTGGTGTTGGCAAGTCTCTATTTATGTGCCATTGCGCCGCTGCTGCTCTTACCCAAGGCAAGAACGTTTTGTATGTCACCTGTGAGATGTCTGAGGAGAAAATTGCAGAAAGAATTGATGCTAATCTCCTCAATGTCAACATACGGGACATCACTACACTACCCGAGCAGATATTCACTTCGCGAGTATCTGAGATTGGAAGAAAGACGCAAGGTCGCCTCATCATTAAGGAATACCCTACCGCTTCTGCACACGTTGGTCACTTTAAGTCGCTCCTCAATGAACTCTCGTTGAAGAAGTCTTTCAAACCTGACATCATTTTCATTGACTATCTAAATATTTGTGCGAGTTCAAGATACAAGGGTCACATTGTGAACTCCTACACGTATGTAAAGGCAATTGCTGAAGAACTTCGTGGACTCGCATGTGAGCATGATGTCCCCATCATCTCTGCAACACAGACAACCCGTTCAGGTTACGGCAACTCCGATGTTGAACTTACTGATACTTCTGAAAGTTTCGGTCTTCCTGCTACTGCTGATCTCATGTTCGCTCTTATATCGAACGAGGAGTTAGAGCAGTCAGGACGCATCATGGTGAAGCAACTGAAGAACCGTTACAATGATCTGACTACCTTCCGTAAGTTCACGGTTGGAATTGACAGATCCAAGATGAAGTTGTATAATGTTCAAGAAGAGTCGTCAGTTGATGCTCTTATTGATCAAGACGATCCGACTGAATCATTTGATGACATCTCCGATCGTCAAAAACGCATCAATAAATTTAATTCTTTTATTATCTAACATGTCCAAGGTTAATTTTGAACGCTATCAAGAGTTTGTTTCAGCTGTTACTTCAGACGCTTCTACAAACTTTGTTGATTTCGCTGACCGTATTGGTGATCTGGATCGACAAGGTGCCAATATTGAGAGACTCCTTACTTCTGGGGTTGGAATTAATGCTGAGGGTGGTGAGTTTCTTGAGATCATTAAGAAGATGGTATTCCAAGGAAAGCCCTGGAACGAGGACAACCGTGAGCATCTTATTATTGAGTTGGGTGATATTCTATGGTATGTCGCTCAGGCAACAATGGCACTGGGCATCAGCTTTGATGAAGTCATTGCAACAAACGTAAAGAAACTAGAGAAACGCTACCCAGGAGGAGAGTTCGATGTCTTCAAATCCGAAAACCGCGCAGCAGGCGACCGATAAGATGTATCACATCTATGACGACAATGGAGTCGTCAGACATTCTTTGACAGAGGAGGACTTTGACCTCCTCTATGATGCTACGAAGTATGAGTTTGAAGAATGTGAAGTAACTAAAGGCGAAGACGCATCATATTAATGTATTCATTATGGATTCATGTGGTAGCATTCTTTCAAGTGGTTGTGATGAACTGCATTCAACCAGTCAATTGGAAGTATTGCTACCGTGTTGACCAGTGGTTGATACCTGATGTCATTGAAGGTTATCAACTCTGGACTGGTGACAAACATCCTTATCAAAACGAGAAAGATTATCTGGAGGGGCAATCCGATTGGTGACGGAACCTGTCTTGAAAACAGTTGAGGTGTTAAAGCCCTTGGGGGTTCGACTCCCCCTCCCTCCGTTCTAAATAGTTCTGTAGACTAGAGTCTTAGAATGAAAGCAGGAGACTTTGCCAGGAATGGTGGCAAATATCTAGACCGAATCGATACCTTCTTCGACAAAGCATTGAGCAAGAATGGTAAAGAGAATAGATTCCTCACCGATGTTGGTATCGTAGAGGTTTCAGGTTTTCAGGTGACAATGAAGCAAGGCAAGAAGTATACAAAGTCTAAGTTCATGGACTTTGTTACTATGTCCAAGGGTGAGGAAGCAGAAGCAAAGATGCTCTTCCAAACAATCTGCTTAGCAGGTTTCCGAGGACAGAACAACATCGAGTTTACTTGCAACTTTCCTGCCAGTAAAGAAACACCTAGAGCAATCAGCAATAGAGACTTTGAACTAGAACTAGCAGACTTCGAGAAGACTGGAGAGTTTGGTGGTCAGGTCAAAGGTGGTAAGAAAGTCAACATGGGTAACCAGTATGAAGATGATCTTACTGAAGCATTGATTGCATACTGTTCTGGACAGAAACCCAAGAAGTATGCTGAGCATGTAGATACAATCATTGGTGCCCTTACAGCAGCATATGGTGAGGCACCAACCAAAGCAATTGGAGAGGGTGGTAAGAACCAAGCAAGACCTCTCAAGAAGAAAGGAAGCAATATCATTATCTCTGCAGGTGGTGCTAGCACCCTTGATATTGGTTCCACACTCACAGATATTACATTAGAAGTTGCTGGCAAGAAAGTATATCTCTCAGTTAAGTTCGGCAGCACACTATCATTCTTTAACTGCGGTGTTCGTTCCAGTGGTGGAGACAAACTGGCACTGTTCCCCGAGGCAAAACTGAAGGCAGGAGAGATCCCTGCAGATGGCAGCACTTATCTAGATATGTTTGGCATCAACGAAAGGAAGTTCCTAGATGTCTTTGAGAACTATGGTAAGACCTCTGGTCCTACAGTCCCTGGTCACATTGAAGAGACTACCTTGACCCCATCAGGCAAGAGAGCACTTGAGGATCTGATCGCCAGTGGTGTAGGATATGGATATTGGATGTGTCACTACACTGGTTCTCATCTTCACTTCTATGAAATCGATAGAAAGTATATGGAAGACGCTTCTACTCTCCTAAGTAATAAGGTAGAAGTGAACTATGGTGGTGTCTCTGGCACTGGTAAGCGTATTGATATTGTATTTGAAACCAAGTCTTACGAGTTCAAGTTCAACATCAGAAACAAGAGTGGTGGTGTCTACCCCACGCATACCAACGGAGACTACTACAAAAAGTAATGGCAAACGTAACGCAACTCAAGCACTTAGAACACCTAGAGGATGAGATGCTCAACTATGGAGTTGAGGGATGTGTCGCGTCAGTCAATTTCCTGAAGGAATTGATGAAGATGTTAGGCAAAAAGTCTGACGCTAGTGGATTTTTGCAGACAAAATGGGATGGAGCACCATCAGTTATCTGTGGTAAGTCACCCACAACAGGCATGTTCTTTGTTGGAACTAAGTCTGTCTTCAATAAGACAGAACCTAAGACATGCTACAGTGAGGAGCAGATTGATATCTGGTATCAAGGTGATCTAGCAACTAAACTCAAGTATGCTCTCAGATATTTCCAAGAACTGGACTTTGATGGTGTCATTCAGGGTGATCTATTGTTCACTGACGATACTCTAGACACCAAAACAGTGGACGGAACACAGTATTATATGTTCCAACCTAACACAATCACCTATGCTGCACCTGTAGACAGTCCTTTGGGTAAGCAAATTAGATCAGCAAAGATCGGCGTGGTCTTTCACACCCACTACACTGGAGATGAACTAGCATCGATGCAAGCAAGAGCTGGTGCCAAGGTTCCTTCCAGTAAAGATGTTGCATGTATTCAAAACGACACACCAATTAACAAAGTTACACTAACTCCTACAGAAATAGCTGACTTAAACAGAAACATCGCTAAGATAGAAAGGATGTGTCAGATCTGTGGAGATTTTCTAGATGACTTGGTGTCCAACTTTGGCACTACTGGTGATGCTAAATTTCATATTTCTTCTTATCTTAAGCAGTTCTTCAATGCAGAGATTAGAGATAGACGAAATGTTGGTAACATCGATGAGACTATTAATGCTCTGGTAAACTTCTACGATGCCAAAATGCAGAAGGAGTTGGCGAAGATCAAGACTCCTGCCAACAGAGTGAAGAAGTGTAATCTGGTCTACAAGAGTGAGAATTATCTACTAGACAATGTGTATAAGTTCAAGGCAATGCTTGCTTTGTATAAAG